GATTCTTTCCAATCATTATCGCTTCATTACCAGCTGCTATTAAGTCTCCTCTAAATTGTTCATTCTTACTTGTCAAGAATCCAAATGTTTTTCCTACCTCATCTATCTTAGCCGCAAACTTAGCCATTAAATTGTATACTCCAACGGCTATTGCACCAAATGCACCAAGTTTAGCTCCCCATTTTGCTAATCCACCACTACTTTTACTGATTAGACCACCTATTTTACTTTGACTTTTTGCTTGACCTTTAAGCATCTCACCATATGCTTTACCATTCTTTGAAAACTTTCCACTAAGTCCAGCTAATCTTTTATCAATATCTTCTGACTTTATTTTACCACTAGCAATACCCTCTTGAATACCTAATACTTTTCTTTGGTCTGATACAGTTATTTTTCCATCTTGTACTTGTTTTGTAAGAAGAGTAGAAACTCCTTGTTGAGCTTCACCCATTTTTTTTGATTCTTTTGCAATCGACCTTCTATTCAATAATTCTGAAGCTGTGGATAAATCAAGTTTTATAGCAGACTTTAGAATGGACATCATAGAACCTTCTTTAGCTTTTATTGAATCATTTATTCTTTTCTGTATACTCTCTTGAGATATATTTATTTTTTCAATATCTTTTTCAAGTTGTTTTTCTGCCTGTTTTCTTGCTTTGCGGTTGGCCGCGTTCTTTTTTTCTTGATTGGCGATTTGTTTTTCTAACGCAAGGATTTCCTTTTTTTCCGCACCAATTGATTTTAAATGCCTTAGCTCTGCTTTTAAGTCTCTTAAATTAGCCATTTATCTTAAACCCTTTAAACCTGCTTTTTTCAATTCTTTATCAACTAATTTATGATAATCATCTACAGCTTTTTCTGCATCTTTATATGCCTTTTTCCACTTTGGATCTTTCATTAAAATTCTGGTAAGTTTATCATATTTTTTTCTATCTTTAAAATATTTTTTTAATTTATCAAACAAACCTTCTTCAATGATGTTGTCTCTATCCATATACGACATGATGTAGTTCTCCTAGTTATATTAATAAATATAAGGAAAAGAGTTATTTAGGGGAAAATCTACGAGGTATTGTAGGTGCTGGTTTTTGTTGTGCCTTATCAATCTGTTCCTTTTCTTTTTTCTTCAAATCCATGAATTCTCGAATATAAAAATTCTTTAAATGAACAGGCATATTATAGACATCATGGAATGTAAAACCAGGTGTCCCATATATAAAGTAAAAGATAGCTTGATGTATATCTAATTTATTGGATGGATTGAGGCCAAAAAAACTCGACTGTCAACGGAATTGACACGCTAACAGACTCACCTCCTATCTCAATTTCCGATGTCAAATCAATATCGGGAGAAATCTCTTGTATATAATTTCTCAATGCCACAGAGTCACGAGCCAACATATTTTGTGAAAAGGCAGTTATGGTTTCTGGTTGTTTGTCACCATCCACTTCGATGATAGTGTGACGAAGACGAGTAGATATTTCTGTATTGTACCCAAATTTTTTAGATTGTTCTAACTCTTTTTCAATTAGTTTTTCTTCAACACCAGTAAGTAATTTAAACTTTACTTTGTTTTTACCAATAGGTGTTATAAACTCAAAAGAGTTATTACTATAATCAACATCTTCTGAAATAGTTTTAAATGGACATGTAGATAAATCAAATGTATGTTCTACTTCTTCTTCAGGATTTTTTGGATTTTGTACCCCACAAGTATAATCAGGTCCGTAAGCAAGAATACGACTTGCCACCAATACAGCATTCTTATCACCTAAAACGAGATGTTCTTGTTTAACACCTTTGGTGACAATCAGACTATCTAATAATTTATCGATAACCACACCTTTCTTAATAAGGTTTTCAGACATGAGAATGTCTTCTTCTTTTGTGGTCATATATTTAATTTCTAATTTACCTTCAGAAAGTGGTGAGTCTTTTTCATAGACTTTTCCACCAGAAGGTATATCTATAACTTCCGTAGGGAACTTATGTTCTGACATTATAACTCCTTAATGTTTTATAACTATGTACTACTTCGAACCAAAGACTTTAGAGAAGAAACCTTTTTTCTTCTTTTTGCCTTTTTCAGATAATTTCTTACCTTTTTTCTTTTTCTTTTTCTTTACTTCTTCCATACCAGCCATGTTCATATCCATAGCGTTAATAGTAGGAACGGCACCAAAAAGAATGATACCAGAAAGAATTAGTTTTAATATATTTTTCATTAGAACTCCAATATAGCGTAATCGTATCTTAAGGTTAGTGTAATTTCAACTGGATTAGAATCACTAAAATCCAAGTCACCAAAAGCAGCATCTTGAATGTAAGTACCATAAAGTGTCCACTTTTCGATGATGTCACCTACAGGTCCTAATACTTGGAATGTAATGTTCTTTTTATAAAAATCCTGATAACCATCACGACCAGTTGCACTCTCATGATGTAATCTTACCCACTCTATAACAGCGGCTGAAGCAGAGGGGACAATCGGGTCATATAGAGTTATTTGCATTGTCTGCCATCTACCTTTACCTTTTACATATCTTGTAACATTCATATGTTCTAACTGAACTTCTTCAAAGGTGATTTGTGGTCTTTGAGCTGTCTTTATTGTAAAGGCAGGTATACCAGCAATCTCCATGATAAACCGATTTTTCAGTTTAGGTTCATATGGTGTGTAAAATATTTTATTCGATTCTAAAAGTTCGGCCATTTGTTATCTCCAATAATAAATATATGATTTACCTAAAATTATTCAGGAAAAGCTGCTCCTGTTGGTTGAACTACGAAGTCTAACACTATGAATTCGGCAGTTCTTGTTGGTTGTAAGAATATCTGACCTATCAACTGATTCCTATCAATTGTTTCTGGCGTATTATTTGAATCATCCATTACCACTCTAAAAGCATTCAATCCTTGATTTGCCTGTACTTGTTCCATATAAGGTTGAACAGTGTTCAAGAATTGGTTTCTTAAGTCTGAAGTATTTTGTTCAAACACAAGAGTTCTTGAAGAGTTAGCAACAAATTTCTTAAGATTGATTAACAATCTTCTTACATTTACTCGGTCAAGAGCAGAAGCTTTCTTCTGTGTTGTTTTCTGTCCAAAGACAGTAACACCTTGACCAGGAAAGGTAGCAATCGGATTGACATTTGATTCATAAAGGTCATCTCTGTTACCTTGTGTTAATTTTCTATATGCCTGTACAGCACCATCTATACCACCTCTGTTTAATCCAGCAGGAGCAAACCAAGGTTGTCCCACAGTATCATTGAAATGATAAACACCAGCCATCACAACTGATGGTGGAACATATCGATAGTTACCTGTTGTAGCATCTTGAATCTGTACCCAAGGATAATAAGTAGCTGCGTAACTTGAGTTACGAACCTCAGTATTTGTTTTTGCATTAGCCACAGTATCTGTCAAGAAAGTATTATCGTATACCAAGAAACAATCTCCTCTATCTTCACACATCTGAATAGCGTCACCTACGATTGTATTAGAGTTTGTTCCATTTTGGTCAAGAACACCTGGTAAGAAAAGTAGGTCGATATCAAATTCGTCTTTATTCTTTAAAAGATTGATAGCAGTTTTATATCCACCAGTTCCTAATGTTGCAGCACTTGTTGCCAAGTTAACACCTTGACTATTGGTATCACTATCTGTTTCTAAATAAAAATTAAATGGATGACTAGCATTTTGAGTTCCAAAATCACCACCACTAAATGAACCACCATAACTTCCACTACCTAATGCTGGTATGTAAGCTTCACCATCACTATATCTAGCAGTATCTCTATCTCCATCTTCTTTTAAGTAGTTAGGTGTTTTTACATAAAGATTACTTACCCTAACATTCTTAGATTTGTTTGGAAACTCACCAGTTTGTTGTAAAAATGCTTGACCACCTTCTACTACAATACTTGTATCTTGATTACCAATTCTCTTTAAAATATAATTTGTAGATTCTGGATCCAAGGATAGATTTTCAAAAGTTTCAATCACTTTCTTTTTACTTGTCTCATCATTACCTTGACGAAGAACTAATGTAAAAGTTCCTTTAGTAGTATTTCTTTGAGATATTTCCCAACGGAAGTTATCAACTCTACCACCGAAACTACCTGAAGTAAAATGATTATTTGTAGCTGAAGAAGTTAATGGTGCTAATCTTCCGTTACTATCAATAGAAGAACTATTATTAAAAGAAGGACCATCTCCTATTACTTCTAACTTAAATAAATCTGTGTTATCACCTACCTTAGCAGCTCCACCTTGAAGTGTTAATACATCACTCATACCAGCTGCAGAACCACTATCTACTGTTATATCATTACCAGCAGTTCCCGCAGTAGATGCAGATAATATTAATGCAGTAGTTCCGTCTACGGCAGTTACACCAATACTGGCATTATTAATTTCTGTTACTAAGTTGTCTAAATATGTTGCTGTGTTTGAACCTGTACTATGAAAAAATATATCATCTGTATCAGCAGGAAGACTATCTGGATCTTGTGCTATAAATCTAAATTCACTTCCAGCAACTGTGATTTGTGTTTCATCTCCTACACTCTGTCCAAAAGTACCTACTATGGTTAATGAACCACTAGCAAATTTTGCAGCTGTTGTTGTAGTACCATCATTAGCGGCAATAGTAGCATTAGATTTACCAAGTCCTGGATCTCCAACTCTGACCACGGTTAGAGGACCACCTTGTCTCAAATACTCTTGAGCAGTATGAGATGTTAAATATTGATATTTGTCACTACCACTTTCAATTATCTCACCGAATATTTGAACATACTCGGAATATGAACTAACAACTGTTGGTTCAAGGATAGGACCTTTTACTGTTGGACCTACGATGGCCGCCCCAATGGGACCAGCTGTTGCAGGTAAAAATGATTGGTCTATTTCATTTGTAAATACACCTGGTGATACGATTTTCTCAGCCATTTACTGTCTCCAAAAATTAGGTAAGATTTTAATACAATTATTCATATATAAATATTACCTAATTTTGGAAAGACGAAGAAAGTTATTCTTATTTTTCTTCTTCGGTAGGTTGTACCTCAGTAGTAGGTGTAAATACACCTGATTGTGGATCTAATTGACCAGGTCCATACTTCTCTGTAATTTTATTCAGAGTTTCTTGCTCTTCTTTTTTAAGGGCTTCTAACTCTTCATGAAGTTTGAACTCTTGTTCTTCGACTGCTTCAGATTGTTTTTCTAAATTAATCTTAGCAATAGCTAATTGACCAAATCGATTTGTTATATTATTTGACTTGGCAGACAATTGATTTATGCTTTGCATCTCTTGTTCTGTGAATTTAATATCAGACATTTTAATAACCTCTATTTTGTGAAAGTATATACATATATAATTATAAAAGTTTTTCGGAAAACGACACTTTTTTTGGTTTATATGCTCTACCTAACTCGGCAGTTTTACCAAATACATTATCAGTAAATTCTGGTATCATATATCCTTTTATTTCAATAGTCAATTCGTTTCTTATCATTCTCTCACCTTGTGATTCCATTTCTACCTCATTTGATATATCACCAGCAAGAGACGATAAAAAACGATAAGATGTTTGGTCACCAAAGTAAGTTTCTAAATGTTCTACCCAAAGATTGTTCAAGTCGTTCATTTGTTCTATAAAAGATGTCAACATAACAATTTGATATGTACATACAACAAAGTCTGGCATACCAGTTTTTACAAACTCTTGTACAGGTTGTTGTCCTGTTAAAACAGCAAACCTATCATACCTATTACTTTTACTCCACCCACTACTTGAACGAACAACAGATATAAACTTACCCTTTACATCGTTATCAAACGAAAGTGGCATTTGGTCATTCATCGCTAGTGATGTTCTTTTAATTACTATGAGTGGTAAAATAATAGAACCATTCGTATCTCTTAATGTTCCCCTATCTTTTATAGACTTCCACCTTTCTTCATTACCATAAAGAACAGGAACAGAAATTATCTCATTCTGTTCTTTTATCTTTGGTTTCATAACATTTCTAATATGTTTTATAACAGCAGTATCAATCTCCTTTACACCAATAGAAAATCCTTTACCAGCATTTTGTCCACCTGGTTTTTTAATGACTACTTTTGGATTACCTTTCTCACTTCGGATACTTGTTTGTTCAGCACGATTTATATTTGACTCGTATCCAGCATTTTCATTTGTTATTGGTTTAATTGCCACGGCGTAGTTT